GCGCCGATCGCGGTGCTCATCCCCGCGGCCGTCGTCACGTGCCGCATCTGCTCGGATCCCCGCGTCATGCGATGGCTGGAGCAGAAGTGAAGGACTTGGATGGCTCCGCTCACATTGCGGCATGGACGTGGTTCGTCATGCGCGTCCATGCGGGAGCCATCCAACCGTCAAGGAAAAGACGCTAAAACCGGCCGGACGGGTCATCTTCTTCTTCTCCTCCCGTCCGCCCCGCCGGAGCCCGCGACAGGATGCGGGCGCCATAGATCGGCGCTCCGATAACGCCGGCGGATGGATGCGCGGTTCGATTCCGCGCTCCGGCACGACATCCAATCCAATCCCAAAGGAGGCACACGATGCCAAGCAAGACAGCCAGGCCGGAAGGCGAGCGGTGGTTCGAATGGCCGCTCACGCCGACCAGCATCGGCATGACGGCGGCCGAACTTATCAGTGAATTGTATGAGACCGTCACCGCGCTCAACCATGACCGCAGCTGGAATCTCACGCTGGTCGCTCCGGCACGTTTCGGAGACATCATCATCGACCGCGAGGCCGGATGCCTCCGCGCGAAATGCGCGTGGAAGGCCAAGGATCCCAGCCAGCTCGGCCCGACGCCCGCCGGATACGTGAGGGGAGAGTGACATGGCCATAGGCGAGACCGTCATCACCATCGTCGGCAACCTCACCGCGGATCCCGAACTGCGCACCACCCAGTCCGGCAAGCAGGTGTGCAACGTGACCGTCGCGTCCACGCCACGCATCTTCGACAGGCAGACGAACCAGTGGACCGACGGGCAGGCGCTCTTCCTGCGCTGCACCGCGTGGGGGGATTTCGCCACGCACATCGCCTCATCCATGTCAAAAGGCATGCGCGTCATAGCACAAGGCAGACTCACGCAACGCTCATGGCAGGACGAGCAGGGAGCCAACCACACCGTCATCGAAATGCAACTGGACGAGATCGGGCCAAGCCTGCGCTACGCCACCGCGCAGGTCACCCGCATCACCCGCCAGGGCGGCCCCGTCTACGGCAATCCCGCCTCTCCACAGCCGACGACCGTCAACACCGGCGTCGGTGGCTGGAGCCAACGGCCGCAACAGTCGGCGCAGACACAGCAACCCGCCGCGCCGCCGGCCGATGATCCGTGGGGCGCGCCGGCGGCCGACCAATCATCATTCGGAGACTTCGGCAAGGCAGCGGACGAACCGGAATTTTAAAGACTAAGGAGCAGCAATGAAAGCCAGCGAACAACAGGCGCTCATCCCGCAGGAAGCCACGCCCGACACGCTCATCGACCTCATCGGCAAGACGCAGCAGGTCACCAAGGCCGCGGCCGTCGTGCTCAAGGCGTGCCGGAGCGTCATGGACACCAACACCAAGAAGGAGCACGTGGAGAAGTGGGGCGGCATCCACGCCATCACCGAAGCCGTGTACGACTGCGCCGACCTCGCGCAGCGCATCCTCGACATGGACGACGGCGACGTGGAGGCGACCGTCGATCCTGACACCGGCGAGATCGCCTGAACCACCGGAAGGAGAAGAAGAGATGTGGTTCATTGTCGACGACCAGATGGCCGACGACAGGCGCATCCGCCGCCTGCCGCTCGCCACCGTGGGATTGTGGGTCAAGCTGTGCGTCATCCATTCCAAAGGCGTCTCGATGCAGGCCAAGGACCCGGCCGCATACCCCGGCCACTTCGACAAGCTCGACCTCAAGGACGCCGGAGGCACCATGAAACAGCTCCAGCAGCTCATCGACTCCGGCCTCATGGAGGAGCACGACGGAGGCTGGCGTCCCGTCTACGCCGAAGGCATATGCAAGGAGCCCAGGACGCTCACCGAGGAACAGCGCGAGGCCCGGCGCAAAGCCGGAAGCAAGGGCGGACGGCGTAAGGCCGCCAACCAAAAGGCCAAGCAACCGTCTAGCAACTTGCTAGCAAACAGCCAAGCGAACGGAGAGCAAAACAGTAGCAAGACAGGTAGCGAAACGTCTAGCAACTTGCTAGAGGACAGCCAAGCAAAAACATGGCATAAAACCGATACCTATACCGATATACCCTCTCCGACCCCTCCCGCCGGCAAACCGAAGCAAACCGCCACGCCGGACGCCTACGCGGCCATCGCCGAAGCCTACCCCGGCTCCGCCGGCGCCAAGGGCCGCAAGACCGACCTCGAGGCGCGAGGCCTGGTCTCGGCCATCGCCGAGAACCCGGCCCAGCTCGCCCGGCTCCAATCGGCCGTCCGCCGATACCGTCGCGCCGTCAACGACGGCCAGGTGCCGCGCCGGCAGATCCCGCGGCTCAACACATGGCTCCGCGACCAGTGGGAGACATGGGCGCCCGAACCCATCACACCCACGCGCCAGCACAAGCACACCTGGAACTGCGAACACGTCCACCAGCTCATGGATTCACATGAGGACGAATACGACCACACCGGCAGCCTCCGGGAAGGCAAACCGTCCAAGTGGTATCTCGCATGCCAGGCATGCGCTGACGAACTCAACAACCAACAAGAAACCAGCAAGGAGAAGCAATGAGCAACTACCAAACCAACCAGATCAAGCTCATCAACACGAGCCTCATCGACCCACACCCGGACAATCCACGAAAGCAGATCGGCGACGTCACCGACCTCGCCAACAGCATCAAAGCCAACGGGCTCCTCTCGCCCCTCAGCGTCGTGCCCCACGGCCAGCGTTATCGCGTCATCGCCGGCCACCGCAGACTCGCCGCATGCAAACAGGCCGGAACCGGCGCCGTCCCATGCTTCGTCCTCGACCTCACCCCGCTCCAGCAGCTCGAGGCCATGGTCACCGAGAACTGCCAGCGCGAACAGCTCACCGTGTTGGAGGAGGCTGACGCCATCCAGGGCATGCTCGACCTCGGAGCCACCACCGCCAGCGTCGCCCACCGGCTCGGCCGAAGCGCCGACTACGTGCGTGACCGCGCCAAGGCCGCCAGCATCGACAACGAGGTCAGAGCGACCCGCGACGATTTCGGCCAGATCTCCATCGGCCAGCTCGTGGCCATAGCGCGATACGACGGCCGTCCGGATCTGCAGAAGCGCCTCGCGCAGGCGGCGGGCACCTCGAACTTCGACTACATCCTCCGCAACATCGAACGCGACGACCGCGACCGGCAATGGATCGAATCGGTCGCCGCGCTCCTCGTGGAGCCCGACAGCGGCATCAACCTCATCCCCGACCCCGAAAAGCCCTACAGCGACCCGGAATGGCGCTACCTCGGCTGCATGTTCCCGTCCACCGGCACCCCCGAAGAAGCCATCGAGAAGATCCGCGAACAGAACCCGGCCGCCGTATCCATCCACACGGTCTCGCAGCAGGTCTACCTCTGGACCCGCCGTGACAAGACCGCCGACGCCGAAGAGGAAGCCCAGCGCATCGCCGAACGGGCCGAACGCGACGCCCGACGGCACGCGCTCGAGGAATACGCCGCCGCATCCGCGGACAAGCGCATGGCATGGCTCCACGGCCATCTCTACGGCATCAAACGCGACAAGCTCGTCGAAACCACGGCCCGGCTCGGACTCCTGCAGATCATCGACCCATTCCCAGGCGGCTTCACCGACGCCCTCACCAACTGGAACGACCACACCGGAAGCCGCGAGGAATACGAGAAGATCACCGGCATCACAGCCGAAGACGCCCCGACAGCCGCCCGCATCAGCCTGCAGACCGACGACTGGCCATTGGAAGCAGCATCCATCCTCGCCGCACGTTTCGAATGGTTCATCGATCCGACCGACTGGACCACCGTCAACGACACCAGCAGACGCATCCCCGGCTACTACCAGATCCTCCAAGACCTCGGCTACACGCCCGCCGACGACGAAACCAGCCACCTCGACCAGCTCATCGCCGCCATCACCGAAGCCGACCAAGACGAGGAGAACAACCAATGACCAGGAAACAACTCGAAAGACTCGCCCAACTCCTCGCCGACACCGCCCAGACCGCCAGCACAATCGAACTGCGAGCGCTCGCCGACCATGGTGGGCAGATCGCTCGGTGGGCCGGTGTCGTGAGGGGTAATTGCGTGGCCTGCATGCGTCTGGTCGATGGTTTGTCGGAGGAGGTTGGCCATGAGTGAGTTCGATGATTCCAAGCGCATCGCCCTGGAACGTCAGGGGTGGCATTGCATGCGCTGCGGGGCGAACATCCACGATCCGTCACGATGGCCCGGACGAAGCGGCCATCACCGTCAACTGCGTCGCGCGGCGAATCCGGATGTGCGGCATAGTCCCGTCAACATCATCGAGCTGTGCGGCTCGGGGACGACCGGCTGCCATGGGTGGGTCCACCAGCATGTGGCTGAGGCCGAACGGCTTGGACTGATCGTCCCGCTCGGCATAGATCCTCTCTCCACCCCAGTGCGCGACTGGCAGGGGAGATGGCTCTGGCTCAACCAGGACGGCACGGCCACGCCATTGACCATGCGCGAAACATTGACAATTCAAACGGAAGGAATGACAAATGCACGAGAATAACGGCAAACCGGAGGCGCTGTTGTGGATCGACTTCGAGACCACGGGCGTGGACAGGCGCAAAAGCCTGCCATTGGAGATCGGCATGGAATGCACCGACATGCTGGGCGAACAAAAGTTCGGATCATTGTCCCACATCATCCGGCCGGACAGACTCGACCTCCTGTCCATGAGCCCCGTCGCCTTCTCCATGCACACCGACAACGGCCTGCTGTTCGAACTCATGGGAGGCTCCGTGCGCAATGACGGCATGGCCGTCGTGGCCAACGCCGTGGAGGAATTCCTCGACTCGCTCTCCCAGCGCTTCTCCCTCGTCCCCGCGGGGACCAACGTGGACTTCGACCTTGACTTCCTCCGCCGCCTCAACCTCAACCCGGACGCGTGGCTCACCTACCGCAAATACGACATGGCCACCATCCGCCAACTCGTCACCGTGCTCGGCGCCCCGGATCCATACCAGGGCGACAGCGGCCCGCACCGGGTGAAATCCTGCATCGCACGCGACATCAAAGACTACAAGGCCATGCTCGAGACACTCGCCGTCAAGAAGGGAGACCACAAGTGAGAAAGACCATCAGCCACCTCGCCGACCGGCTCGGAGACGCCATGGCCACGCTGTTCACCCTCCTCGCGCTGCTGCTCATCCCGCACGCCGTCATCAGGGCGATCATCGGACAGGCGCTCCACCAGTGGACACCAATCACGTGGCTCGCCATCCACACCGCACTGACCATCGCGGCGCTCGCCACCAGCCTCGCCAGCTACGCGATCGCCGCACTGCTCGCACCGCCAAGACCGGAGACCTACCAATGACCGAAGACCAGCAAGACCAGCTCGTCATCAGCCTCGACACGCAATACGCCGTCGCGCACGCCATCTACAACCGATTCCACGCCAACGGCCACCGCAAACACCTCACGTGGGAAAACCTCGACGACGACGGCCGCGAACCATGGCGGCTGATAGCCAAGGACGCGATTACCGAGATGCTGGCCAGCCCGGAGATCGGAGGAACGGCATGAGCCTCACCGCGATAATCCTCCTGGCGCTCGCCTTCCTGATCGGCTGGATGGGTGGCCGGGAATGAGCATCATCGTCCCATTGCACAAGTGGCGGTCGGCCGACCCGGCCATCCTGATCGGCCGCCGCTGCATCGCCCGCACGAACGACGACGTCGTCATCGACGGCCGGCTCGAACTCATCCGCTGGCCGGACGGCACCGCCACCCTCCGATTCCAAGGCATCGGAAACGACATCATCGACCACGATCCGAACACATGTTCCAACAACATGAGCGCCGGCATCAGAAGCCTCGCCATCTACGGAAAGGACTAAACAATGAGAAACACCATCTGCGCCACCCTCACCACCATCACCCTCGCCCTCTGCATGGCGCTCGCAGGATGCGGGAGCGCGTCGGAGCCTTCGACGCCAGCGCATGCGGTCAGGTCCATCGAATCGCAGTGCTCCCAGGACGAAGACGGAGGCTTTCGTGAATGCGTCATCACCCTGACCGACAAGGAGCCGGACCGATGAGCTACCGGGAAATCCATGAGCTGTTCGTCGTCTGCGACGAGTGCCATACAAGCCTTTCCGTCGACGACGCGACCTACGAGGGCGCCGACAACGAGGCCGTCGACCACGGCTGGCAATGTGACGAGTTCCAAGGCAGGCACTACTGTCCGCTCCACTGGCACGTCGAATGCCATGACTGCGACATCACCGACAGTGGAGCGCCGGACGAACTGGAAGCCGCGGGATGGCACATCGACCGAGATTATCCATGCGACAGCCTCTGTCCGAACCACCACCATCTCTCATGCCGCGAATGCCGCAAGTGGGACGTCGGACCGCTGCACCGGCTCGAATACGAGGGATGGCAGATCAACTCCACCGACCCCAACGACAGCCTCTGTCCCGAATGCGTCAAAGCCAAGGAGGAAACAAAATGAGAAACAGCGACGCAGACATCGCCATCGACGTGCTCAACAAACTCATCGCCCAGGAACTCGAAGCCGCGAGCGCCGGAATGCGTTTTGGCAATCGACCCCTCGAGGAAAGTGCGTCGATTCGATACCACGCCTACATCAATGCCAGGGACAAGATTCGGGAGGCGCTCGCCGATGCCGTGGAGGAGCGGGATGCTCGGAACCCGTTCCAGTGTCAGCGTGATGAGTTGGTCACGCAGGATATGCATACGTGCGATTTGTGTTGCAGGCGGGTGTCCAGTCCGGTCTATGCCGTGCATCTTGCCTATATGGATCAGGCGAAGACCGCCTCGGAGGTGTGCGCCGACTGCATGTGGCGGCTGAAGTTCAGTCCAGTCCGAGCCATCTCGCTGGATGCCTACCGTCTTTTCGAGCAGTGGCGCCTGTCCCAATCGGAGGCCGATGAATGAAAGACCGGACCCCGCATCTGTGCCGGAACGCTCTCGGGACCGCAATCTGCGCCAGCAATGGCATCGGACCAGGGCGTCGCACATTCCCTCGCTACCGCCTGCAGCACTGCGTCGTCTGCGGCAGGTGGTGGAAAGCCTCAGCCGTCTCGACGCGCCTGACCATCTGGACCGAAATGCCCGACTGGATCATCCGGATGCTCTGGCACAGCATCTGGGAATCGGCCGAAAATCATCCCACCCAGGAAAGAGGAAACCATGAGTAAGGAAACACTCGCCCCGCCACTGCCGCCGATCGACGCGCGCACCGAAGCCGTCGCCGAACGTCTGTTCGGTCTCAAATGGGCACTCCGCAAGGACTCCACCGAAATCATCCACGAGGAATGGAATACCGCATCCGAATGGATCCGCGACGGATACCTGCGCCAAGCCATCGAAGTGCTCGCCGCCGCCGACCAAGCGCAAACTTCGACTTCCGACGATTACAAGGAGCGCATGCGCATCGAATACCAAGAGCTCACCGCCCGCGCCGGCAGACTCAGGGACATGCTGCAAAGGTATGCGGACGGCACGCTCGACTTCGAGCCCACCTGCCCGATCAGCCTGCTGTCCCGTCAGCTCGACGTCATGGACGAATACGCGCTCATCCTCCGCCGTCGGGCCGGCATCGAGCATATCAGCCTTGGCGAGCAGCGCATCGACACGGCCACCAGGGACGTCCGATGAGCGACACGGCCGAACTGATCCGCGCCGCCATCCAAGGCATCACAGGCCTACCGGACGCGCTCGCCCGACCAATGCGCCAGTTTGGCCAAGCCCTCACGAAAATCGGCAGCCTGCCAGCCAATCCCACGAACGAACCAACGAAGGAGCAAAAGCAATGAGCAACGACATCGACAAAAGCGTGAACCGTCTCAACGCGGCCGAAACCATCCGCCGACAGGCCATCGCACTGCAAAGACACATCAGCGAGGCGCTCGCCGACCTCCAAACCCTCAGCGGCAGCGAGGACATCCAGATCAGCCACGCGCTCACCATGGCCACCATCCAAGCATCCAAAGCACTCAAACAAGCCCACCTGATGCAGGACACGGCCGACATGCTCGACCAAGCCGACCAACGCGACGAGGAAAACAAAATCAGCCGCATGCTCATGCACAAGATAGCCCAACAAGGAGAATAAAAAGAGAGGCCCCACCAGCCGGCAGAACCTCCAAGAAACCAACCACAATTCTAGACGGAAGCGGGACCATCATGAACAAATGCCAGCAATGCGGAACCGAAGCACAAACACCCCTCTGCAAAAACTGCGCCAAACACATGCGCCGACAAATCACCAGCCTCGCAAAAACCATCCCCGAACTCCGCGCGCTCGCCGAACGCAAAGCACACATCGGCGAGCGCGGTGGTGGCGTTCGTGGTGGTGAGCCTGGTCTGCCGGTGAGTGTGCATTGGCTGGAGGTGTATGAGGAGGCGGCGTGTTTGATGCTTCGGTTGGCTGGTTGCATCAATCTGAAGTGGATGTTGCTGCCGGTTGATGGGTGGCGTTCGGCGTATCGGGCGGTGTGCAGGTCGTGGTCGAGTGTGGTGTGTTCGCCGTCGGCTGGTGATCTGGCCGATCGGCTGGACAGGATGCTTCGGCGTATCGACCGTTTGTGCACGCCTTCGGATGGGCGTGTGACTGTGGTGCAGTGTCCTGATTGTTCGGCGTCATTGGCCGTGTCTCAGGGGATGCGTGATGGCTGGTGTCCGGAATGTGGAGAGCGTTTGGACTTGGACATGCTGGTGTCCGGCAGGCTGGGGGAGGCCGGGCAGGCGGTCATGACCTGTTCTCCTGCGGAGGCCGCCGACTGGCTGACCGACCGTGCGGGCTTGCGCACCACTCGCAAGCAGGTGTCTAACTGGCTGGCTCGCGGCAGGCTGTCGAAGGCGCGCAGGATCGGCCGTGGCGTGTGGGAATTCAATCAGGCCGAGCTGGTCGACACGCGGCTTGCGCAAGAGGGTGAGTCCGCGTAATCTGTAAGAGAACTTGCACCATGCCCGAAGGGTCTGGTGCTTTTCTTTTACCAATGCTTATAATCGTCGCTGTCCGGCATGGAGCCACTAGTAACCCTTGGAGCCGGCGCATCGAAGGACGTCGACCATGGCGGCGACACCCGTTGTGTCGGTAGCCCATGAATCGGGGGTGGCCAGCTGGGGGACCTTCGCGGGAGACGTACCCCAGACATGCCGGACGCTCCACCCGCCACCAGAGGCTGGAGGTGTCTGCCGTGAGTCTTCGCCGATGCGCCTGGCACAATTGCCCACAGCTTGTCCCGCAAGGGACGCGCTTCTGCAAGGCTCACGCCCACGCCTATGAGACCCGGCGTGGCACGTCCGGCCAGCGTGGATACGGAGCCGCGCACCGCAGGGAGCGAGCACGGTGGCAGGCGGCCATGGACTCCGGTGTTGTACCAGTCTGTGCGAAATGCAATCAGCCTGTACTTCCATCGCAGGCATGGGACCTCGGCCACACTGACGACCGCAAGGCTTGGACAGGTCCCGAACATCGAAGCTGCAATCGAAGAGACGGACAGCATAAAGCGATCAGCCATCAGGAACGTTGGCATTGACGTCGGCGAGCGCCGTTCGATTCGTTCCGTTCGTCTCGTTCCGTTCGTCTGTTGCCTGAGCTGTTTGAAAGACGTGAATGATGTCGTTGTCGCTTTTCCGTTTGCGTTCGGCGTCGCGTCGGGCGCAAATGGAATGCGCTGAAATGCGTGTGAAACCGGAAATTTTTCTGTTCTGTTCTCGGCGAAGACCCCTAGGGGGGTATCCCTCGAGGTGGTTTCCAGACCGCCGGTGAGGGGACTCGCAAGTTCGCGGAGGGTTCAAGGTTTTCGACGGACGGTCGGACCGTAGATTTTCCGACGTGATTGGAGGTGCGCGATGGCCGGTCACGGAGGAGCCCGCACACGCTCTGGCCCCATGCCCGACCCCACGTCGGAACGCTCCGACCTTCGTGGACTCGGCGCCGACATCGTCCCGCTGTCCTCAAAGGGCTACCGGTACAAGCCGAAGGCTTTTCCGTTGAGCGAATGGGTTGTGTTCGACGTGTGGAAGGACGAGGACGGACTGCACAGGGAACGCAACGAGGCGGCCACGGACGCTTGGAACCGCAGGGAACGCGCCCTGTGGCGGGACCTGTGGAAATTGCCACAGGCGATCGCCTGGCACATGCCGAAATACCGATACCTGTTCAATACGGTGGCGCTCTACTGCCGCCAGTTCGTGCTCTGCGAGACGGCGGACGCCAAAGCCGCCGACCGCGCCACATTGGCCAGATATGCCGACACCATAGGCCTCACACCACAAGGCTTGAGGCTCAACGGCTGGACGATCGTGGACGACGAATGCGAACCGTCGAAGCCTTCGCGGTCTTCGACGAAGGTGATTCCATTCAAAAGCGCCAAGACGCGTTATCTGGAGGAGCATGGTGATTAACGAGTCGCGGATGCGGACGATGCGTCAATACAATCTTCCGCTGCTGCAAAAGGTGCGGACGGTTGGCCGATACGACATGCCAATGCTTGCAAAACAGGACGTCACCCCACCCGACACATTGATGGGCTTCAATTACGCGATCGGCAAAAAGACAGTCAAGCATTGCGGAATCCATTTCTTCATCGATGACTATCAGTTTCAGAGGGTCTGGAACCAGCCGGACAGATACATCGCACCGCTCAAACGCTTCCAGTGTGTGCTGACACCTGATTTCAGCACATACATGGACATGCCGGAAGCGATGAAGATCTATAACGTCTTCCGAAGCCGTCTGATCGGAGCATACTGGCAGGCCTGCGGGCTGAAAGTCATCCCAACGCTTCAATGGGCGGGCCCAGAGTCATTCTCTTACTGCTTTTCAGGCATTCCAAACAACTCCACCGTCGCGGTAAGCACTGTCGGAGTGAATGACAATCCGACGGCAGAGCTCTATTGGCGGCTCGGCATGCGGTACGCGATCGACAGGCTTGAACCGGAAAAGATTCTCCTCTACGGAGATGCCATTCCGTTTTTCGACTTCGGCGCCACCGAAGTCGTCGCATACGAAAACAGCAATGTGGAAAGGATGAAAAAATGGGCGGAAGAGGATCAAGCTCGGGCGCAGGCCGTGGCGGACATGGCGGCGGAGGGGGAGGCTCTGCCACCGACCTCTCATCCGTAAGCGACTCGGATCTCACCAAGATGATGCGCGATGCGGGAAAACGCATGGACGCCGCATCGGAAATCATGCAGAGGACCGCGCACGGAGCCACGCAATACAACCAGCGCATGCCGGAAAGCGTGTTCCCGGAGGCGACCAAGGCGAACTACGACAAATACCAAGCGGCTTCCAAGGCATTCCGCACCGCCAGAGCACAACGCGACAGAATCTCCGACGAACAGACACGCCGCCAACCAACGCAACAAACGGAACACGGCAAAACGTTCGTGAACTCCTTCGGCGAAGCGACGAAAAGGGAAATCACCAACCAGACATACACGAGGGCGCAGAAACGCATATCGCGGGCGGTCTTGAGAAACATGGGACACTGACCGATTCGAGGTGATGGCTGATGCCAGGGACGCCGGAGATGCCGAAATCACTCGGCTTCCTGTTCGCCGACTGGATCGCCTGGCATTGCGTCGTTCCCAACGGCTTCGACCTCGGCAAGCCGTTCGAACTGGTCGGCTGGCAGCTGGATAACGCCATCGATTTTTATCGGGTGAAGCCTGATGCGGTGTATGATCCGGCTCGGCCTCGGCAGGCGGCGGCGTTCAAGTGGCGTCGTGGTCAGATTGTCGGCGGGCAGAAGCTAGGCAAGTCGCCTTTCGGTGCGGCTGTTGCTGCTTTTGAGGGTGTTGGGCCATGCGTATTCTGCGGATGGGCCAAAGGCGGCGAGGCGTTCCGCTGCTCCGACTGGGGTTGCTCATGCGGTTTCGAATACGTGTATTCTCCGGGTGAGCCGATGGGCATGCCGCGTCGTACAGCTTTGATTCAGCTGCTCGCCACTTCGGAAGAGCAGACGGCGAATGTCTACCGTCCTTTGCAGTCGATGGTGCGCAACGGACACCTGTCCGACCTGATGAAAGTCCGTGAAGGCTTCATCCGCCTTCCGAACGGCGGTCGCATCGACCCCGTGACAGCTTCGGCTCATTCCAAGCTTGGTAATCCGGTGAACTTCGTCCTTGGTGACGAATCGGGTATCTGGACTCGACGCAGCGGCATGTTCGAGGTTGGCGACACTGTGATGCGTGGTGCTATGGCCATGGATGGCCGCATGTTGGAGCTCACCAACCCGTGGGATCCGATGGACGCCAGCTTCGGCCAGATGACCTACGAGAGCACGGCGCCAGACATCATGAAGTTCTTCCCGAAGCATGACCCCTCATTGGATTTCGCCGATCCGCAGGACAGGCGGAAGATTCTCGAATTCGTCTATTCCGGTTCGCCGTGGGTGCCGCTTGACCAGGTGGAGGCCACGGCTTCGGAGCTTATGGCCCGCGATCCGGCGCAAGCTCGACGTTTCTATGGTTGTGAGATCGTGCAGGGTCTCGGCTCCTACATGCCGGAGGCGCTTTACGATTCCACGATGGTTGATCGCGAGCCGCCGAAGCCCGGCACCGAGATCTGCCTTGGCTTCGATGGCTCCCAGTCCGGTGACTGGACTGCGCTTCGTGCGGAGACGGTTGATGGTTGGCGTTGGACTCCGACCTACGGCCCATCCGGGCGTCCGGCATATTGGAATCCGGTCGAATGGGAGGGGCGCATACCGCGAAGCGAGGTCGACGCCTGCGTGTCCGAACTTTTCGACAAGTACAAGGTGCAGCGCTTCTACTGCGACCCGCATCCTTGGGAGTCTCAGGTCGACGAATGGGCGTGCCGGTTCGGCGAGGACATCGTGGTGCCATGGCCGACCAATCGCATCGGGCGCATGTTCGACGCGCTCACCCGCTTCATGGAGGACACCGCCGACCATTCCACCACGCACTCGGCCGACCAGATGGCACGCCTGCACATGATGGCCGCCAGAAAGGTCGCCAAGCCAGGCGACAAGTACGTGCTCGGCAAGCCGAGTGAGAATCAGAAGATCGATATAACCATGGCCGACATCCTCGCACACGAGGCGGCGTCCGACATGAGGGCGCTCGGCTGGAGCGCAGGCGGTTCGCCGGTCATGGTGTACGGATGGTAAGGAGGCTGTTGTGGAGCTGATACAGACGTCGAGGCTTTCCAACGATGACGCGAAGCTCATCAGGAGCCTCACCTATCGCCTTGCACGACTGCGCAAGCCACACAGGCAGTGGGATGACTATTATCGCGGCCGGCAGGTCATCCAGAGCATCGGCATCGCCGTGCCCGCCGAACTCCGATCGTTCGTTTTCCCGCTGAATTGGCCGCGCATCGTGGTCGATAGCGTCGTGCAGCGCCAGCAGGTCAAATCCTTCTCCATGCCGGACGACGACAAGGTGTCGAACGAGCTGCGCGAGCTGTGGGAGTACAACAACATGGAATCCCAGCAGGTGCTTCTGCACACGGAGACGCGCGTGCAGGGACACGGCTTCGTGTGCGTCGGAGCCAACCCCGACGACAGCAAGCATCCGCTCATCAGCGTCGAATCGTCCAGGAACATGATCGCGCGCATCGACCCACGCACGCGAACCGTCGAATCCGCGCTCCGCGTCTATCTCGACCCTTGGGAGAACGGGACGCCGGACTATGCGACCCTGTACACGCCCGAATACACGCTATGGCTGGAGAAACAGCACGGCAAATGGGTCATGACCGGCCGCAACGACCACCACCTCGGCGTCGTTCCGGTGGTGCAGTTCCTCAACCGTCCACGCGCGGGCGACTTCCTCGGCGAGAGCGAGATGGCCGACGTGGTGCAGCCGACCGACATGGCCGCACGAGCCATCCTCGACCTGCAGATCGCCATGGAGACGCACGCCGTGCCCGGCAAATGGGCGATCGGGGTCACGCACAACGACTTCATCGACGCGAAAACCGGGAAGCCCGCATCGGCGATAAAGACGTATTTCAACTCGATGCTCACCTCCAAGAACGCGAACGCGAAATTCGGGCAGTTCACCGCATCCGACCTGTCGAACTTCAAGACGGTCATCGACCTGCTGAGCGAGCAGATGAGCGCCATCACCGGCCTGCCGATGCGCTATTTCGGCATGAACACCGCGAACCCGGCGGCCGAGGGCGCCATCCGCGCCGACGAGCTGAGACTCGTGAAGAACGTCGAGCTGAAGAACGCCGTGGACGGCGACGCATGGTCGCAGGTCATGGCCGTGGCGCACAAGCTCGCCACCGGAGACGACATCAACGCGAACCTAGTGCGCTGCGACTGGGAGGACCCGAACACTCCGACCTACGCGCAGAGGGCGGACGCGATCACGAAGCTCATGGCCTCCGGCATCCTCTCACGCGAGGGAGCCTGGGACGAACTTGGCTGGAGCGAGGCCCGCAAGGACAAGGAACGCGAATACTTCGCCAAGCAGATCAGCGAATCCTATGGCCAATACATGAAGGACGTGGACTATGGCGCGGACGATGGCGGGACAGACGCTGCCCACGGAAGCGACGGCGCAGAACCGCCTGCTGCGCAACCGCAGCAACCGTCTGGCGGTGACGGTGCTCAGACTGTGGCATAAGCACGCGCAACCCGACTTCGACACCGCCTTCGCCGACATGATGCCCGAGCTCTTCCGAGCATTGGACACGGCGCAATACCACACCGCCGCCGACGCGATCGCATCGACCCCGAAGATCATGGAACGCTTCGATGTGAACCCGACACACCCCGAATACACGCCGGACCCTTGGCAGTGGGTCGGCGTGAACGGCAACGGCATGGACACCGTGGACACGATGTGGACGGCGATCACCATCGGCAAGAAGGCCGTGTCCAACGGAGCCCCGGTGGACGTGGCCATGGACCGCATAGGACTGACACTGGTGCTCAGAACACGCACCATGCTGGCGGACACTCACAGGTCGGCCACGAGCATGACCGCCCGCGGCATCTGCTACCAATCCACGTATGTGCGCGGCCTGACACCGCCAAGCTGCGGCAGATGCGTCATCCTCGCCGGGCAGCCCTGCGGCAAGACGCCTTTCGAAAGGCATCCGCGCTGCGACTGCATCGCCGTCTACACCGGCCTGAAGGCACCGGCAAACGCGTGCACCAGTCCGAGTGAATACCTTGATTCACTTGACGAAGGCCAGCTCGCCAAAGTCCTTGGCGGAAGGGCCAACGCCCGAGCCTACACGGACGGAGCTGACCTCAACCAGCTGGTCAACGCTCAACGCGGCATCCGCACCGCCCAGATCGACGGGCGGAACATCAAGTACACGACCGAGGGCACCACGCGCCACGGCCTCGCAGCGTCACGCATGATCGACTCCGGATACGCCAAGGAATTCATCAAGAACGGCGGCCGGTACACAAAGGTCGACAGGCCGCGTCTCATGCCAGAGACGATTTACGCACGCTGCGGCGACGATCATGCGAAGGCCTTGGACATGCTCTACAAATACGGCTGGATCCTCTAGCCGAAACCGAAATTTTCTCACCGGCATCGCGATGACGCCGGCGCCGCCACGCGACGTGACGGCCAAGGAAACACAAGGAGGAACAAATGCACATGAAATGGTGGCAGAAGCTCACCCACGTCCGCACCATCGACGCCGGCACCGAACCGGGCGGCGGCGACGCGAACCAGGACGGCCAGCAGCCCGACCCGCCGGCGACCGGCGGCGATGACGGAGACGAGAAACTTGGCGAATCCGGCATGAACGCGCTCAAAAGCGAACGCAGAACCAACAAGACCCTGCGCGAACAGCTCGCGGAAGCGAACGCCCGCATCAAGGAGTTCGAGGACCGCGACAAGACCGACGCGGAAAAAGCCAACGAGAAGATCGCCAACCTGGAACAAACCAGCACGCGCAACGCCGCGAAGGCCCTGCGCTACGAGGTCGCCATCGACAAGCAGCTGCCGAAGGCACTGGCGGAACGCCTGCAGGGATCCACTCGCGAGGAACTGGAAGCCGACGCCGACAACCTGCTGCAACTCGTCAACGTGCAAAACAAGCCCCACGTCGACCCCGACCCAAGCCAAGGCAAAGGCGGGGAACCGAAACCGGCCAACCTCTCCGAAGCGATTTCCGCATACTACCGATAAACAACCAAGGAAGGAGACAACCACATGGCTGTCACTCTCGCAGAGGCGAAGAACAACGCCCTCGAAGATTATGACCCGTTCGTCATCGACGAATTCCGCAAGTCCAGCGTCATCCTCGACTCCCTCATCTTCGACGAGGCCGTCAACCCGGCCGGAGGCGGCGCGACGCTCGACTACTCCTACCGCCGGCAGGAAACCCAGCCCACCGCCGAATTCCGCGCCATCAACACGGAATACACCCCGAGCACCACCACCACCAAGAAATACACCACCACGCTCGCCGTACTCGGCGGCGCCTTCGAAATCGACAGGCTGCTCGCCAACATCGGTCCGAAAGGCTCCGACGAGGTCACCCGCAACATCAACGACAAGGTCAAGGCCGCCGTAACCCTCTTCCAGGACACCGTCATCAACGGCGACACCGGCGTCAACGACAAGGCCTTCGACGGACTCGACAAAGCCCTCACCGGCTCCAACACCGAAATGAAGCCCGCCACCGACACCTACGACTGGACCGACCTCGAAGGCGAAAAAGGCAACAAGGCCATCGACACCCTCGACGAATTCCTCGACCTGCTCGACGGCACCCCCACCATCGTCGTAGGCAACAAGAAGGCGCTCGCCCGCGTCCGCGCCATGGTGCGCCGTACCAGCATGTACGTGCGCGAGCCCATCGATGGCCTCGCCAATGCGAACGGCCGTCCGATCACCCGCGAATCCTATGGCGGCATCCTCTTCGCCGACGCCGGAGAGAAGGCCGGCAGCAACGATCCGATCATCCCGATTGACCACGACGGCACCACCAGCCTGTACGCGTACCGCGTCGGCCTGGACGGCTTCTGCGGCATCACCACCACCGACGGCACCCTCGTGAAGACCTGGCTGCCTGACTTCACCCAGCCGGGAGCCGTGCACCGCGGCGAAGTCGAGCTCGGCCCCGTTGGTGTCGCGTTGAAGGCCACCAAGGCCGCGGCCGTGCTTCGCAAGATCAAGGTCAGGTGATCATGATGTGGCGAATCGAAGCACCGAACAAGGAGTACGCCGGCGTCACCGCCGGCGTGACCTTCGTCGGCGGCGTTGGTGAGACCGACAGTGATCCGTCCGACTATTTCCAGCGTCACGGGTACACGGTGGCAGAGGTGCAGGCCGACGAGCCGAGCACGGTCGCCGATGCCGACGCGAAGCCGAAGAAGAAGACCAGCGCGAAGGATGGTGAATGATGAAGGAATCGACCAATGGACGCCATGAGAACGCGATCCCGGCAAGCGCGGTATACGTGCCGCAGGCATCAGGCCCGGCGAAGCCACTCGACACCCTGCTCTCCAGCATGCCTGCCAAGCAGGGCGCCGCGGTGAAGGACGCCACCACAGGTCAGGAGCTGGCGACCATCAACGCACTGCTGAAGAGCCTGCGCGACGCCGGAATCATTGCCAAGCAGTAAAGAGGTGGCCATGACCTTCGCTCGAGTGGACGACGTCGCCGCCGAACTCGGCCGCGACATCGCCGCGGACGGCACAGAGGCCAAGCAGATCACCAAATGGCTCCGCCGCGCCGAAATGCTGATACGCAACCGCATACCGGTGCTGGATGAATGGTGCAAGGACGAGAACTACCACGACATCGTCGTGGAGGTCGAATCCGCCGCCGTCGCACGCAAGGCCCTCAACCCCGAAGGCGTGAGCAGCACCATGCTGCAGATCGACGACGGCAACATGCAGACCAGCATCGACAGCTCGCGCAGTCGTGGCGAGATTTCCATCCTCGACGAAGAATGGGACATGCTGCTGAAACGTGTCAGCAGCGATCTCGCCACGGCGGTCATCGCGCCGGAGCCAGTGGTCATCCCACTGCCGCACTACCCCTACGATTACTGAGGAGCTTGACATGCCAAGCATGGCACCTCTCATCGGAGCCCTGCCAAAACTGCGCCAGATGGCCGAAAGCCTCATGACCGACCGGTGCGTCGTCACCCGCCCCGGAGACACCACAACGGATCCGGACACGGGACTGCCGGACACCGGCACGGAGCAGGTGTACCAGGGCAAGTGCAAGATGCAGACCTCGGGCGGTCTCGCCAGCGAGCAGACGGAGGGTAGTGCGGCGCAGGCCATGGGCGCTGTAAGTCTCGTCTGGTCGCTGTATGTGCATTTCCCTTACGACACGTCCGGCCTGCGTGCCGGTGACGTGGTGGAGGTCACGGATTCCGCGAATCCGCTGCTTTCCGGCCGACGGTTCCGGCTCGTCTCCCCGCAATCGGAGAAGAGCCATGTCACCGCCTGCCGCTGGAATGTGAAGGAGGACGCATGAGTCTTGTGAACGTGGACGCGAGCCAGCTGAAAGCCTTCGGAACCACTCTCGCAGGCGGTGCCACCGTGCGTCGTGCATTGGTGTCCGCCGCAGTGAAGAAGGGCGCGCAGAACGTCAAGGAAAGCATCGAGGGCGATCTGAAAACGTCCCGGAACGCCGCCTTCCGGCGCATCGGCATCCATTACACGATGCAGACCGTCGGAGCGTCGGGCATCGCCGCCGACATCAGCCCTACAAAGGGCGGTGCGGGCAGTCTGGCCAACATCGCCTTCTTCGGCACCGCCAAGGGCGGTGGAAGCCACCGCTTCTACGAACACGCCGAAGAGGAATTGCCGTCGCTTGCAAGGCATGTGGCGCAGGCGGGGACGGAGGGATTCGCATGACCTCGATCATGACCCTGACCGGCACCATCCTCGACCACATCCCGCAGCCGGCCAAAGGTTGGACTGTGTACCGGCAGACAGCGCCGAAGCCGACGGACAAGCCGCCGTGGATCATCGAGACGGTGACCACCAACGGCCACCTCGTCGGAGAGACGCAACGCCCTCATTGCGGCATCGGCACACTGCAGGTGCGCATCGTCAGCACCACCGCGGATTCCGTCAACGTCATCGCCGACGACCTCATGGTCCCCGGCCTGACCGGCAAACGTTTCGTGGCGCAAGGCTTCGACACCGGCTGTCTCACCCTCTTCTCCGACTCCGGCGCCTACGCCGCTGGACTCACCGCCGAGGAGACGGCGCTCCTGTACCAGTGCCGCCTGCTCACCTACAAATTCAACTGGTCACGCATGTGACCGAAACCAATGTTTCCAACCCCTTTCGGCGCAAGCCGCGAGGGGTTTCGTCTTAAGGAGCGAAATATGGTCCTCAATCTGGGAACCGAGATCCCGTCCACGCCAGCGGACGGCAAGGTCAACACCATCTGGGTGCCGACCATCAAGGACATCAACCATCCGACCGCCGCCGAGATCAGCAACGGCACCGACCTGAGCAACTACGTGACCCTGGGCGGCTGGAGCTGCAGTCCGTCGCAGGATACGATCAGCGACCAGCGCGAGAACAGCTCGATGGATTACGAGAACCCCGGCCGCAAGAAGATCAGCGGCCCGTCCGTCGAGGTCATTGACAACACCAACACCGAGCACGCCAACCAGAACGCCGCCATGGACACCCTCAAGGAGGGCGCGGAAGGCTACTTCGTCCGCCGATACGGCAAGGACACCGACCGCACCTTCGTCGCCGGCGACATCGTCAACGTCTACAGCGTGCGCATCGGCATGAGCGCCAAGGACGCGATCGCCGCGAACACCGTGCTCCGCAGCAAGGTCAACTTCACCGTCAAGGCCCCAGGCTGGGCCGAGAACGTGAAGGTCGCCTGAACCGATTCTTCCCGCGCCGGACTTTTCGTCCCTTTCACCGGCGCGGGAACCCCACAAAACCACCGCAAGGGACGCCACAGGACTTTTCAGCGCAAAGGAACGAACCATGCTCAAAGTGACCCGCAAGACCAAGACCGTCGAAATCATCCTCGACCAGGAACTCGCCGAACGCATCGCCGCGCTCGGAGACCAGCTCGCCCGAGAACTGACCGCCGAACAGGTCACCGAGGCCGGAACCAACAACACGGCCAAACGCACCGCCAAACGCATCGAGGAACTCAGGAAGCAGGCCGAGGCCAGCACGCTCGCCATCACCCTGCGCGCCATGGGAGTAAGCAAATGGGCCCAGACCCTCGCCGCCAACACCGTCACCAACGGCGCCGCCGCCGGAACCCGCGACATGTTCGGCACCGCCGCCACCGCACTGCCGCAGATGATCGAGACGGCCACCATCGGAGGCAAGCCCGTCGACGACGCCGACCTCACCAAAGACGCCCTGCTCACCCTGTTCGACGAAATGACCGACGGACAATTCACACCGCTCTGGCACGCCATCAACGAGCTCAACGGAACCGTCGCCGACCCAAAAGCCGCATTCGACCTAGCCTCGAAGGTTCTCCACGGCTGATCGAGGACCTCAGAATCTGCCGCCAGCTCGGCATCAGCTACAAACGCTGGATGGGCTGGACACCAACCACCACCATCCAACGCGACAGCCACCGCCGCATCATCGGCTACCAGGCCGAACCTGAATGGGATGAGACCGAACGCGACTGGATGCGAGCACTCGCCGCATACGAGCAGACCCTCTGCCCACTGTGCGGATTGCCGCGAGACATCTGCCAGTCACCCGACGCGGAATTCAAACTCCACGCCGAAACCAGCATCTGCTGGGCCTCCACACACATGCAGGAAGCCATGCGCAGATGGCAGAAAGCCAACAAGGACAGTCCCGCCAGAGACTCGCTCGTCGCACACCTCACCGACTGAAAAGGAGGGGAAATGGCCGACAACAAGAACATCGTCGTCCGACTCATGGCCGACACCTCGCAATACGAGACCGCGCTCGCCAAAGCCGGCAAAAGCACCGAGGAACTCGCCGGAGGACTCGAGAAATCCGGCAGCAAGACCGGCATCGTCACCAAAGGCATCACCGCCGCCGGACTCGCCGTCGCCGCCTTCGGCGTCGCCTCCGTCAAAATGGCCGCCGACTTCGACGAGCAGATGAGCACCGTCCAGGCCAACAGCGGCGCCACCACCGCCCAACTCGGCCAACTCCGCGAAGCCGCCCTGCAGGCCGGCGCCTCCACGGTATACACGGCATCCGAATCGGCTGGAGCCATCAACGACCTGGCCAAGGCCGGCATGAGCGTCTCCGACATCCTCTCCGGCGGCCTCACCGCATCCCTCAACCTCGCCGCCGCAGGCCAGATGGACGTCGGAAACGCCGCCGAATACATGAGCCAAGCCTTGACGATGTTCCACCTGTCCGGCAAGAACGCGGCCAGCACCGCCGACGCGCTCGCCGCAGGCGCGGACAAGGCCGTCGGCAACGTGTCCGACTTCGGCGACGCCCTCAACAACTGCGGCGTAATGGCCAACAGCTTCGGCATGAACCTGCAGGAGACCGTCGGCGTGCTCGGACTCTTCGCCCAGAACGGCATCGTCGGCGCCGAGGCCGGCACCCAGCTCAACTCCATGCTCATGCGCCTCGCACACCCCGCGAGCGACGCCGAAGGCACCATGAAGGAACTCGGCATCAGCACCCACGACGCCTCCGGCAAATTCGTCGGCATGGCCAACCTCGCCGGACAGCTGCACGACAAGCTCGGCAAACTCACCGACCAGCAGCGCCAGGAAGCCGAAGCCACCATCTTCGGCTCGTATGCCATCAAAGGCGCCGGCATCATCATGGACGCCGGCAAACAAGGCGTAGAGGACTGGACCAAAGCCGTCTCCGACAGCGGATTCGCCGCCCAACAGGCCTCCAACAAGACCAACAACCTCAAAGGCGACCTCAAAATGCTCGAGAGCGCCACCCAATCCGCCATGACCAAGATCGGCGAAGGCGCCCAGGGACCGCTCCGCAGCTTCACCCAAGGACTCACCGACCTCATCACCGACTTCGGCAACCTCCCCGCCGGAGTCCAACAGGCAATCGTTCTCGGAGCAAGCCTCACCGGCATCCTCGCCGGACTCCACAAGGCCGTCACACCACTCAACACCAGCACCAGCGCCGCATCCCAAGCCTTCGGCCTGCTCGTCGACCCCATCCAACGCATCGCCATAGCCGGACCACAACTCAAAAGCGCCTTCACCGACATCACCACCGCCATCAAAGGCACCGACGCCGCCGCCATGGCCGACGGACTCACCCGCACCCAAATCGCAGCCCGAGGCCTACGCGGAGGACTCTCCGGCATCGTCACACTCCTCGGCGGCCCGTGGGGCATCGCTTTGACTGTCGCCGGTGCCGCGCTTGCCGCATTCGCCAGCGCTCAGCAGAAGGCCAAGGAGGCGCAGGACGAGCTCAAGACGAGCATCGAGTCCAGCAGCAACATCGCCGAGACCATCGCCGGCCATTTCCAGAATTTGAAAATCGGCGGTGAGGACGCGTCCAAGGCCATGAAGGAGATGGGCGTCAACCTCACCGACGTGACCAGCAGCGCCATGGGCAACGGCACCGCCATGCAGAAGGTCAAGGACGCGCTCGAGGAGTACGTCCAGGCCGCTGGGGACGACACCTCCGAGATGTCGAGGCGCCGCGCCGTGGCTGACGACCTCACGTCCGAAATCAACAAGGAGTCCAAGGCCTACAAGGAAGCGTCCGACAAGGTCAAGGAAAAGACGAAGGCCGCGAATGATGCCGTGGGCGCCGATGGCAAGAGCGCCTCCTCCGCCAAGCAGGCCGCCAGCGCCAACAAGGATCTCGGAAGCAGCGCCAAGGACGCGGCCGAGGAGATCGACGGACTCGTCAAATCGCTCTTCGGGCTCGAATCCAACAACCTCAACGCCGACGAGGCGGTCGACCAGCTCAACCAAAAAATCGGCCAACTGTCCGACACGTGCAAGGACAACGGCGTGGTTTTCAATGAGAACGGCGACCTGCTCGACCGCTTCAGCGAGAAGGGCACCAAGACCAGGCAGGCCTTGGAGGACATCGCCAGCAGCGCCCAGAACGCCGCCGAGAAGATCCTCAAGCAGGGCGAGAACACCAACTTCAGCAACGGCGAGATCGACCGGGCGAACGGCGTACTCGCCGACGCCCGCGATGCCCTCATCAGGCAGGCCGAGGCGTCCGGCATGGGGGAGAAGGCCGCCAACGATCTCGCCGACCGGTGGGGACTGAGCTCCGACAGCATCAAGGCCGCTATTGAGAGCATCAAGCTGACCTCGGATAACAGCAAGGCGAAGCTCGACGTCGACGATTCCAAGGCCAAGAAGAAGACCAAGGACGCCAAGATGAGCCTTGGCAAATTCCATGAGATCGATGCGAAGGCCACGCTGGACGCCGACGCGAAGAAGGCCACCGCCAGCGCCAAGAAGGCGCAGAAGATGATGGACGACTTCAACAAGAAGCACGTCAAGGCCACACTGGATGCGACCGACAAGGCGTCCAAGAAAGCCAAGACCGCCTCCGCGAACGTCAACAAGTTCAACGGCAAGAAAGCCACGGCCAGACTCGACGCGAAGGACAACGCATCGCCGAAGGTCGACAAGGCCAACTCCAAGAAACTGACCAACAAGCGCAACACGCTCAACTCCACCGACATCGCGTCGCAGATAGTGAAACGCGCGAACGCGCAGAAGCTGGCGAACAAGAAGAACACCTTGGGTTCGACCGACAAGGCCGGGCCGAAGGTCGACGCCGTCAACGCCAAGAAACTCAAGGACAAGAAGGCCACCGCCTCGGTCAACGACCAGGCGACTCCGGTGCTCCAGTCCATCAACAACTTCAAAATCGCCGACAAGTCCTTCACCGTCACCGAGCACACGAAAAAGGAGGGCGCCTACACGGGCGGAATGTTCACCGATGGACATTTCGACCGATTCGCCGCAGGCGGCATCTTCGACGGCTATATCAGTCCGACCTGGGCAGCCGGAAACGGCATGAGCGATTCGGTCCAGCTCCTGAACGCCGCCCTATCCTCCGGAGAATTCGTCGAGAACGCCGCCGCGACCGACTATTACGGCGTCGCCACTATGCGCGCCTTGAACGAGATGAAAATCCCTCGGGAAGTGTTCTCCACCTCGCGCGACATGCCGATCGTCGTCAAAGTCGAAATGCCAGCCGACACAGGCGCCACCACCGTCAACATGCCCATGAAAATCGTCACCACGCAACAGCCAAGCGTGACAGGCACCATCATCGGCCGCACCGCCAGCGCGGCAGTAAGGAGCGCTCGCTGATGTCAGACGTCACACTCACCGCCAACGGCGCGAGCGTCATCCTCCACGGCGACGGCGAATACCAAGGGCCCGGCATCGCATTGACCGGCATCGCCGGCTGGTACGCGACGCCGGACCCGAAGATTACCGTCACTTCTAGGGGACAGGGTGACGGCGGCCACGACATCGCCGCCAGCGACATCCTCTATTCCGCGCGCGTCGTGACCATTTCATACCGCGTGCTCGCCGGAGACCGGCATGAGGCACTTGACCTGCTCGCCCAGCTCGACCGGGCCGTGCATGGTCTCGTCACCTGCCGCGTCACCGACCAGGGACAGGACACGCAATGCGTCGGCGGCTACTACAGCAGGAGCCTTGAGCAGAAAATCCAGAATCCGCTCTGGCAGAACTTGAGCGGCGACATCACGCTTGTATTTGAACGGCCGGAGCGCCTGAGCGTCAACGGCTACACCGTCCAGATCAGTGCCATGCACGTGGCAGGTGGCAACGTCGGATTGAAATACGGAGACAACCGGCGAAATGGCCTGAAATACCCGCTGAACTACGGATTGACGCTCGACGGCGTCGGCTCGAACGTCGCATTGCTCACCAACAGCGGATCCTCACGAGCCTATCCGACATTCGTCGTGCACGGACCTATGGACGGCGTGAGACTCGACTTCCCAGGCACGCAGCAGTCGATCGTGTGCGACCAGACCGTCCGGGATGTCCCACTGGTGTTGGATTGCAGAAGCCGCACCGCCGAGCTAGGCGGCCAGGACGTGAGCCGCCAACTCAGCCAGCGAGGATTCCCAACGATACCGCCCGGCGGCTCCATCCGCGTGGTCCTGTCAAGCCTCGGTAACGGATTCGTGGACTGCACCGCCCACGACACCTACATGTGAAGGAGAATCATCAATGAGCACCACAGCTTTGGGCATATCGCCGAACGCCAACGGCATCGGCGTCACACCACTCGCGCATCGCAGGATCCTTGGAGCGCAGTGGGCCAACACCGGCCTCGTCGACGGACTGAATGTCGCGGGACGCTCGGACCTTCGATACAACGTCTCGGCCGGCGTGGCCGTCTGCTCGCGCGGAGACGCCGACGGAAAGACCCTCGCATACTTCGAAGGCGGACAGACCGGAGCCGTGTCAGCCGGAGACCCCTCCAACCCTCGCATCGACATCGTCTGGATCTGCGCGCACAACCAGATGGAATACAAGGACGCCGACAACTTCGTCGTCGTCGGAGTCACACAGGGAACGCCAGGCGCGAACCTGCCGGAACCGACCATCCCGGCAGGATGCACGATGCTTCGAAAGATGAAGATGCCCGCCGGAGCCACATCCACCGCCGCAGCCGTGCAGATGTGGAGCGCCGACTACGCCATCCCATACGGCGCATCCCTAGGGAAAATCGGCGAAAACTGGGACCGCCGCGACATGACCGGCGACTCGACCGTGAAGAAGATGTACTACGAGCAGCAGATCGAATTCGACCTCCCATCCGACCGCATGCTCGAACTCGCCTTCAAATGCAACCTAAGCTCAGCGGGAGCCACCTCGTGGTCCGACACATCGCACCGAACGGAATGGGCAGTCGGCTTCCAAATCGACGGCAAAGACCTCGACCACTCCTGCGCCAACTTCGTCAGCTACGGCGCATGGCAGACACACGAAACCAGCTACATCACAGCCGTCAACAAAGGCCACCACGTCGCACGCCTACGCACCTGGCTCCAAAACGGCAACGCGCCAGTCTTCCACTACAACCCATCCCAAGACAACAAGGACGCCCTCTGGTGCGGCCGCCGCTTCATCATCTGGGACAGAGGACAGGTCGTATGAGCTGGCGTGCCTACCTCTACGACGTCCAGACCGGCCAACTGGCACAGGAAATCGACATCCCCAGCTTCTCCTGGTCCATGACCGTATCCGACTGCTCATTCACCACCACCAAGGACAAAGGACTCGGAGACGACTCCATCAGCGGCCTCGAACTCCCATGGACCGAAATCCCCGGCACCACACCAGCAGCACGCGCCGCAGCCCTCCAACCCTACAAACGCGGCCTCGCACTCTTCTGGCGCTCGCCGATGGACGACCCGTCATCATTGGGCACGCCGATTCTGGCCGGCGCGCTGGGTGTGCGCACGTCCAGCTGGCATGACGTTTCCGTGCCGGTCATCAGCATGTTCGGCATGCTCGAGGACCGGTATCTCGTCCACGAGGGTGCGTTCGGCACCGGCGCGAACCACACCAGCACACGGAAATACCGGTTTGAAAACCTCAGCTGGCGCGCCCTGGCATGCGAGGTCATCCGCCAATGCACCGAGACGAAGCCCGGCGGCTCGCTGCCGATCGACTTGCCTTATCTCAACGAGGTCGGCACTCACAGCCTGCCGTCCGACGGAGCGACGGAGGACAAGACCGCAGCCAAGACCAAATCCAAGAGACGCGAGACCTTGGCCGACGGCTACATCGAGACCGTGGTGGACGGCGACACCACCACCATCACCGAACAGCACGTGACGAAACAGACCAAGCAGGTCACCGAAACCAAGCCCTACAGCTACGCCACGCGCAAAGGCACCGTGACCAAGCAGCACACGAGCACCAAGACCATCACCACGGCGCAGACCACCGTCACCAAGAAGACCGTCACCAAAAACCACGCCGACTATTCGGAGCGGACCGTGACCACCACCACCGTGGTGTTCTCGTTCGACGCGGACGGCAAGCAGACCGGCAGCACCACCGCCACGGACGGCCCGCACAAGACCATCCTGCCGCGCCAGACCGTCGCGGAATACCAGGATTCGAACATCGGCAGCCACAAGTGCTCGGACATCCTCAAGAACATCGCCGACGCGGACGGCGGCCCCGACATGCAATTCAGGCCGTACCTGGCGGACTCGCAGCACATCCGCTTCCGATTCCTCGCCGGCAGCGACGGAGACGTCCACCTCAACCAGGACAGGCGGCTCAGCCTCTCCTGCCATCCACAGGGCGGCACTCTCGAGAACATCAAGATCGACAGGTGCGCGCCCATCATGCGCGTCTACGCCACAGGGTCGGGCGCTGACAGCGGCACCATGTGCGCTTTGGCCGAAGACCTCTCCCTGACCAGACGCGAGGACCCATGGCCACTGCGCGAGACCACGCTCAGCGCCACGGACGCGAAGACCTGGGAACTGCTCTCCTCGGCCGCGAACGCAGCGATGCTCGCCAACCGGCGTCCGCTCTGCCAACTGTCCGGCGAGATGGACGCCAACGACGTGGACGCCAACGGACTGCCATTGCATCCGCTCGGCAGCTTCTGGCCGGGGGAGACCTTCGACGTCGCCATCGACGGATTCCCCGACTGGCCGGACGGCGTCACCACCATGAGGCTCATGCAGATGAGCGGAGACCAGACCGGCAAGGTCACCCTCAAATTCGACCCGATCGCCGAACCATTCGACTAAGGAGGCACCATGGCCAGTCACATGGAGATCAGACCGGCCGACGACTCCCTCGCACTTGCCCTGGCCAGCGCCGCATACGCCAAGGCCGGCTCGCATTCGACCTGCCTGACCGGCACCATCGCCGTGGACAACGGCGACGGCACGCAGACATGGCTCGGAGGCGGAGTGGCCGAGCCCATGCCCGGCGTCGGCGGCCTCATCCCGTTCGTCGGGGACACGACCCCTCCCGGCCGTCCGATCGGCGTGTCCGCCACATCCTCATTGGAGGTCGCGTGCGCCAGATGGGACGGCGAGCTCGAAGGCGGCATCCCCGCCGACTTCGACCACGTGGAGCTCTTCGCGAAGCCTGACAGCACGGGGAAGACCATCGACCTTGGCGCGCTGCGCGGCAGGGGGGAGATCACCACCGGCATCCTGCCGGTCGGCGATGTGGTCGAGATCTGGGCCGTCGCCTACGACTGCGCCCACGACGCCGACGGCCTGCCCGCCCCGAACGCCTCCGAGGAGTCCGACCACGCGACCATCATCATCGCGCCCGTCGTCTCCCAAAAGGACCTTGCCGACAGCGCGTCGGAAATCCTCGCCGCCGCGAAGACGGACACGGACACACAGGTCGGCAAGGTCTCCGACGACCTCGCGCAGGCACGCAAGGACATCGACGCGAACGCCAAAACCTTCACCGGCACCGCCCGCGGAGCCACCATCATCGGATCCGAATTCCGAGACAGCGAGGATCCGTCCTCCGCGCACATCAAATTCAACGCGAGCGGCATGTATCTCGGCACCGGCCTCGCATATTCGGTCTCCACCGGCGTCCTGAGCATCAAAGGCGCGGTGCAGTCCGGAGGCTCAATCTCGGGCGCCACCGTGACCGGCGCCATCGTCCAGACCACTTCGGATGCCAACCGCGGAGTCAAGCTCACCTCCGGCGGTCTCATCGGCTATGACCAGGCCGGCAACGCCAAATTCACCCTGAAGACCGATGGCAGCGTCAAAATGGATGGTCCGGTCATGACCAACGGCCGCATCACCGCGCCAATCCTCGAAGGCGGCACGATCACCGGCGGCACGATCACCGGCACGAAAATCCAGTCCAGCACCTCGGACAAGGTCGGATTCAAGCTCACGGGCGGGGCTCTCGACTTCTGGGACGACCAAGGCGAGAACACCGTGCATCTGAACGGCAAGGCCAACATGCTCGCCGGCAGCTTCGCCACCGCCCTGTCCGGACCGCGATTGGAGATGCGCAACACCACCACCGACGACGGCAGCGTCTACGGCCTCCTCGAATGCCACGACTCCAAAGCGGTCGCATGGTACGTCCAAGGCCAATCCCACGGTTTCAACACCGACCAGCCGGACCCGGGAGCCTACAGGCGGCTCAACATCGGCATCAACCCCGACAACGGCGAGCTCAGCGTGGTCAGATACAACAGCGGCGCGTCCCGCGTCGTCATGGAGGCAGGACGCATCGACGTCAACGGCAGCGACGGCTGGGCGCGTCAGGTCGGCGGCCTCGGCATCTACGTCAACGGCATCCGCATCGACCCAGTCATCTACACCGACATCAACGACTGGTTCGTCCCCGCCAGCGGATGGACAGCCTATTGCGGCGACAGCGGCAAAGACCCCCGAAGCCACATGACCGTCATAGGCAACACCTGCTACATGCAACTCGAACTGCAACGCGCAGACCGAAAAAGCGTCACATTCCAATCCGGCGACTACTGGGACATCGGATACTTCAAAACCGAATTCATCCCAAAAATCGGCCTCAACGTCCCCTGCGTCTTCAACAACGGCCTCTACGGCGGCGCATTCATACCAGGCAACACCAGCCCCAGCAACACCACCGGCATCAACGGCGACGGCAACTACCTACGCGGCCACCTCCGCGTCGGCGTCCGCCAAACCAACGACGCATGGTGGGTCAGCGTCTTCATGAGGTACACCCTCTAAACCCGAAAGGAAAACCATGGCCGGCACCACACAAAACATCCTCGACCTCCGACCCCCCAAAGACAGCATGAAAGCCGAACTCTACCGACTCGGCCTCCGCTACACCTACAGCACCGACAACGGCGAAATCTGGCAAAACGACACCCGCGGCATCCGAGCCACCATCACCAACAACAACCCAGACACCACCACACTCGAAGACATCACCACACACATCACACAAAACATCGCGCTCGCCGACCTGCGGAACGTCACCCGCATCGACACGATGACCGCCTCCGACTGACGAAAGGGACACCAATGGAAATCACAGCGGACGCCAACACCGTCATCGACGACCTCGCACGCCAGCTCGCCGACCTAGCGAAACAGAACGCCATCCTGCGCGCCCAACTCTCCGAAGCCATGAAAAGGCTCAACGCCACCGAAAACAAGGAGGAACAATGACACAAGTCAAAATCGACATCGGCAAACTCGACGCCAACGGCATCGTCGACCTGGCCAACGACTCGATCAGCGTCACGCCCACAAGCCGCTTCGCCACCGCCGCCAAAAAGATCGTGGTCGACGAACCGCTCAAGACAGCGCTCGACCAGCACGGCACCATCACGCTGAATCTTCCGCCGACCGGAAAGGACTGGGCCTACCAGCTGCATGTCGGCGCCGGAACACAGCACGAATTCAAGGTCACCTTCGACGTGCCAGACAGCGCCAATCCAGTCAACTTCGCCGACCTCGTCACCGTCGACCCGGCCACGCTGATTCCGAACGCGGGGAATCCGCTGTCCGACATCGACCAATCCGACATCGACTGGGCCGTCGATGCCATCAACGCCTGAGTAGAAAGGAACGTAAATGGTGAATGCAGACAAAGTGATCCGTCTGGGCGATTACGTCCGGCTGGAACGCGCGCAGAAGTCCAAGGACGGCGCAAATTTCAAATACGACGCGTCGACGGGACGTGTGACCAACCTCGCGGAATACTTCGCGGCACACGCGGATCCGAACATCTATACCGTCCGGTTCCCGCTCTGGACCACGTCCAACAGCACGCAGGGCGTGAAACTCGACGACAACGCCGGATTGTCCATCGTCCCGTCCACCAACACCGTGAGCGGCCGCGACGACTACCGCTCGCTCCCCGCGTTCCGCGTGTGGGACGTCAACGGAGGCGTCGACGACGCCGGCAAGCCGTTTGTCACGGCCATCAAGGACAAGGCCGGCACCTGGTCCGCCGACGGCTCGCACGGCGAAGCGCTCGTCATGACCGCCACCGGCTTCTACCGCCTGCAGCTCGACGCCCAGTACATGACCATCAGCTACAGCGGCATCCAATACGACGGATTCGTGCCCATGCCCGGTGCCATGCTCCCAGACGGTTCGCTCCGCCCGTGCATGCTGTTCGCGAAGTACCGCGCATGGTGCGACGGCTCCGGCGTCCCGCACTCCATCACCGGCAAGCAGACGTCCACCGCCTTCGGCTCACAGAACGGATGCATCGACCAGGCGGCCAAGAAAGGCAAGGGCTGGAGCGGCAAGACCGTGGCCGACACCTGGTACATCCAGCTCATGCACCTGCTCAAATACGCCGACCGCAACATCGAGACCACCCTCGGCGGCGACTTCAGCGGCAACGGCCAGATCGCCATCAGCAAGGCCGAAGACAACGTCACCCGAGCGCTCGTCAAGACGACCGACGCCCAATACATCGATGTCGGCTCCTACGTTTCCGTCGGCTCGGGCACCGACCGTGGAGACCCGAAGGTAGGAGAGGCGGCATCCTGGCGGAAGGTCCTGTCCAAGACCGTCGTGGACTCCGCAACCACCGCCATCAACGTGGCCGGCGACAAATTCACGACCACCACCGCCATGCACGTCACCCAGATGCCATGGCCGACCGGCGCCACCGACGGCGTGCTCGGCACCGACGGATACGCCACCGACGCGATACCGCGCAGCCACCAGCCAATCCGCATCCAGGGCATCGAGATCTTCACCGGCGTCTACGAAGTCGAGGCCGACGTCATCCTCAACAACGTCAAGGACTCCGACACCGCCGGCCACACCGAGATCTGGAAGGTCTTCGACGTGACCAAGGCGTCCAAGTCGGCCATCACCTCCGACTACGTCCACCTCGGCGATTTCCCGTCCGTCACCGACAAGACCAACAACAACTGGTTGTACGCCAAGGGCTTCACCTTCTCCCACGGCATGACCATCCCGACCGAGTGGGGAGGCACCAGCACCAGCGGCCTGTCCGACGCGACGCTCATCAACCCGATCAGCAATCCCGGACTCCACGAGCTCCGCCGCGGCGGCGATCTCAACGACGGTTCGCTCTGCGGCCTGTTCTGCTCGGGCTGCTGGCACACGCTCTCGCTCACGTGGTGGTACTCCGGCGGCCGCCTATCCACCCTCGGCCGGACGAGGGCGTAGCCCGAATCCGGTGGGGGTGAGCGAAGCGAGGGGGCGACGCCCCCTCCACTCGCCCCGCCGAACCATCAGGGGATTCGTGACGACACCACCGGAGGTTCCATCCGTCTCCGCTCCACCGCGGCGGCAATCTCAACGACGGTTCGCACTGCGGCCTGTTCTGCTCGAACTGCAGGAACACGCTCTCGAACACGTGGTGGAACTACGGCGGCCGCCCATGAGGACACAAAAAACCATTCCGTCACGACTACCTCCCGCACGGGAAGCGAGGAGGCACAGCCCCGGCCAGTTCCGAAAATCAAACCGAGAAGGCGGCCGGTAGACACATCGAAAGCCGCCCATTGTCCCCATAGCTTGAAAAGGACACGAAAATCAAAACCTACTGCAAACACGTGCCGGTCACCGATCCGGCGTTCGTCCGGGAATGCATCGACGCCTGCCTCAAAGGTAAGGGACACCGGAGGGACGCCAGACGATTTATCGAACGCCATCCGGACCTCGACCGATTCGCCCGCGAGGTCGCCGACGACATCCGCACCGGCGAATTCCACCTCCCGCCCATCACATACCACCGGCACGTCGAGCCCATCAGCGGCAAGGTCAGGATCATCGGCAGGGAGACCATCGAGCATCAGATCCACGACTACGTCGCGGCCCGCGCGCTCATGCCGCTGTTCCACGCGAAGATAGGACGCTGGCAGACCGCCAGCATCCCGGGCCGTGGCATCAACGACGCACGCAAGGCCATCAGAAAATGGGTGAAGGAACGCGACAGCAGGGTCTTCGTCAAACTCGACGTCGTCAAATGCTATCCGTCGATCGACCGTGCCGTGCTCAAAACGATGCTCGCCCATGACGTCGGCGACAGGCGTCTTCTGCGACTCGTCTTCACACTCGTCGACCAATACCGCGGAGACCGCGGCCTGAACATAGGCTCGTACCTCTCGCAATGGCTCGCGAACTATTACCTTTCCGCGGCATGGCATTACGCCGAGGGATCTCTCTCCGCCGTCAGACGAAGCCGCAGGAGGCAAGGCGAGGAGATACGGCGCCGTCTCGTCACCCACGTGCTGTTCTATGCCGACGACATACTGCTCATCGGCCGGTCGAAACGCGACCTGACCATCGCGGTCAAACGCCTCCGAGGATTTTTGCGTGACCGGCTGCATCTCGAGATCCACCCGACCTGGAACGTCAAACACATCGGAGTGGAGCCGATAGACATGGTCGGCTACACGTTCCGTCCAGGACGCACCGGAGTCAGACCGGCCATATTCCTCCGAGCCGAACGCGCCTACTCCCGCGCAGCGAAACGTCCGATGACCATGGCCATGGCGCGCAAATGCATCAGCTACTACGGATGGCTCTACCACTCCGACAGCGTGGCGTTCCGCCGCCGCCACGACATCGACAGGATTTTCCACCAGGCGAGACACGTGGTCTCCGCCACCAACAAAGGAAGGACAACACAATGATCCAGAAGGTATCATCCTCCGAACAATTGCAGGAGCTCGACTACCACGCCCGAGGAGACGGAACGGCCGACATCCGCATCCGCAAGAACATCAAGCAGGTCGACCACGAGGCCACCGACCAGATGCCGGCATGGAGCGAATGGACCGCCATCGAATCCTACCAGGTGCTCCCATTGCAGGAGCAGGAGGCCATCGAGCAGGCCGACATGCTCTTCGAAGGCGACGTCACCAGCTCCCAGCCGGTGCTCGACCGAATCACGGCGCTGGAACAGTCCTCACTGGACAACGCCCAGCTTTTGGCCGACCTCCTCGCCGACGATTCCACAGATGACTCCACCGATGATTCCGCAGATAACTCGGCCAACCACACGCCGTCCGACACCGATGTGGCCGATGACAAGACCACCACCGGCCACATCGATTCCGTCGACACAGACAAATCCGGAAAGGAGGAGTGACCATGGCCAAAGTCAACCGCGCGGCAGCCGTCCGCATGTATGTCAGACTCGTCAAGGCCGGACGCATGGAATTGGACGAAGTGCCCGAGAAATACCGAGACGATGTGCAGTCCAAGCTTGACCCCTGGGATGACTGATGCCACCGCTTTTTTCAAGCACGGAATTCTGGACGTCTCTCATCGTTGCCCTGATCGGCGGTGGAGGAGTGGGCGCCATCATCGGCGCCATCTCCGGCAGACGCAAGGACACCGCGGACATCGCCGCGAAGGCTTGCGACATCCTCACCGATTCCGTCATCAAGCCTTTGAGGGAACAGGTCGAGTCGCAGGAGGAGCAGATTCAGCATCTGGAGGTCCAGCAGCGGAAATACTTCGCGCTCACAGCTTACACACGCTCGCTTTTCCATTGGCTCCAACAGTTTTGCGAGATCGTCGAGCCCGACTTCCTTCAGAGGCATCCGAAGCCGCACCTGCCGGACGAGCTGCGCGCCGACGTGGCTCCGGAGACCGTGGAGGGCGAATGACCTTCGTCATCGCCTGGATCGGTCTCGCCGCGCTCGTCCTGCTTTTCAACCGTGGCGCCCACATGTGACGCCGCCATAACCCATGAAACCTCACGTGAAAGCGTGGGGTTTCCCGTTTCTAGAGAAAGGAAATGAATGCGCAAGCACAAGCCTCCGTGGCTCAAACGCTTCCGCCTGGCGGTCACCGGCGTGGTCATGGCCATCACCATGGCCGTGGCGCCAGCCGCGATGGCCGACCTCAACGGCGTCGACATCAGCGGCTATCAGTCGGCGGATATACCGTCCGCCATCTCGGCCGACTTCGTCATCGTCAAGGCCACGCAGGGGCTCTACTGGAGCAACAACAACTACGCCACGCAACTGGCCAACGCCGACCGTACAGGCAAGGAGACCGGTGTCTACCACTTCGCCAACGGTGGTAACGCCACGGCGGAGGCCGACACCTTCGTCAACGCCGTCGCCGGACGCGTCGGACGCTCCATACTCGCCCTCGACTGGGAGCAGTGCCTCGCCTACGGGCGATACGGCTGCGCGACCGCCAACCCAAACTGGGGCAATCCGGCATGGATCCAGATATGGGTGACCCGAGTGCATGACCGCACGCAGGTCTGGCCCATCGTCTACGTCCAGCGCTCCGCGGTCTGGCAGGTCAACACCTGGGTGCGACAGCGGTGCATGCTCTGGGTGGCGCAGTACGCCAACAGTCAGCCGACCGGATACCAGCCCAGCCCATGGAACGGCGGAGCGTCCGGCGAAGGCATGACGCAGTACGCCAGCACCGGCTACATCAACGGGCGCGGCCCGCTCGACCTCAACCGTTTCTACGGCGATCGAACCGCCTGGAAGAAGATTGCCTGCGGCGAACGCGCCGGATGCTCCACCGGGACCGTCACCACGGCCCCACAGGTCAACAAGCCAGCGGAGCAGACGCCGACCGACCTCAACGTGCTGGCCGACAAGGTCATCCACGGAGACTATGGCAACGGCCAGGAGAGAATCAATCGCCTCGGCGGCAACTACAACGCCGTCATGGCGATCGTCAACTCCAAGCTCGGCGGCGGATCCTCCACTCAGACCACCGTGACCCGCACGCCGTCCCGCACCTACGTGGTCCGTTCCGGCGACACCGTGTCGGCCATCGCCGAGCGTACCGGCCTTAAGCCGGCCTCCGCGTGGCGCGTGCCTTCCGGCAACATCAACCGGATCTACGTTGGCCAGACGATCACCTACTACGGCTCCGTCTCCACGACTGCAGCTCCGTCCACGACCTACTACGGCTCCACTCACGTGGTCAGTGCAGGCGAGAGCCTGTGGAAGATCTACGGCACCGGCTGGTATGCCGCGGCTCAGCGCAACGGCATCCGCCCGCCGTACACCATCTACCCAGGCCAGCGGCTCCGCTGACCGGACCCCGGCTCCGCGATTTAACCGTGGAGCCGGTTCACGCAACATTAAAAAGGAGGTGGAAAATGGACGAAAACAACAAGACCAAGCTCGACTATCTGCTGCCGGACAAGGTGTATCAGGCGCTCAAGTGGGTCGCGCTGATCGCCCTTCCGGCCGTCGCCGTGTTCGTGCAGGCGGTCGGCCCCGCTTGGGGTCTGCCGCATATCGACCAGATCGTGACCACGCTCAACGCGTTGAGCGTGCTGGTCGGCGCATTGATCGGCGTGAGCGAGCTTAAAGCCAAGCTCTCACTTGCGGCCTGATTGACCATTTTCCTAACGTCGGGAGAATGGATGCCCCTCTCTCAGCTTCTGCGCTGGGGGAGGGGCTTTTTTGTTATTCGGTCTTGTTTTTGCGTGGGCGTCCGCCGCCGACGCCGCGGCCGGGGCGCTGCGCGTCCCACTGGTCGATGGTCTCGGGGAGCCAGCCGCGCGTGCGGCCGATGGTTACGTCCGGCTCGGGCAGGTCGTAGGAGGCGGCGTTGGCGACGCCGAGGCGTTCGGAGACCTGTTTGATGCCGAGGTATTCAGTCGTCATCGTCCCTCCTGTCCCTGATGAGCGTGGCGATGCTCCAGATTCCCGCCGCGAGTCCGAACAGTCCGGCCTGCCATGCTTTCCCGGCGCAGCCGAGCGAGAGCGATGTCAGGCCGCATACGATGCCGCATACGGCGAACAGTGTGCTTGTCTTCAT